AGATAGCTCCATTTTCCATAATACAATGAAAAAGGATACTACGCCCTGTAATAGCCGATAGACCAAAGATAATGCAGTCTTCAACTTCTCCATGATGTTTCTTAAGGTCATACAGATACTCCTTTCTTATCTGTGCGTATTCCGGTGGTATGTTTGCGTTTAGATATGCCATAATAAATCCTCATCTAATATTACCCCAGTTGGGCCCAGATTCATAGTCAACTTTGTTTGGAACTTTTAATTTTATTGCCTGCTCCATTGTTTCCTTTATTATCTTAGCTTCTTCTTCGGTCTTAATAGAGAAACAAAGTTCATCATGAATTTGTATGTGTGGGACTATACCTTGTTCGTATAATTTTACCATAGCTCTTTTTGTCATGTCCGCCGCAGAGCCTTGAATTAATCTGTTCAATGCTTTGTATGTAAAAGCGGGCCTGTAGTAATTTTCAAAGCTTGAACAATATGGATCGCTTTTTTCAGAGTTTTTTGATCTCTGTGTGTGATAGTGTTTTTCTGCATCTGACCGACTCAAAATGGGCACAGGTATGGTTTCAATAACATATTTGTCTTCTTTTTTTGCTGTCTGCTTGTATGTAAATATTCCTTTTGAAGCATCCCATTCTTTGTTCACAGGCTCCCACTTGTCAAAACGACAAAACCTATCTTCAAGAGTGTATATTTGTTTTTCTTCTTCTGCATATTTTTGTAGTCCTTGTGCTAATCCTCTAACAAAAGGCACATCATTGTGGTATTGGTTGAATAAATCTTTAGCTTCTTCAGGTTCTAATTCTAATGATCTAGCTAATTTTCCTTTACCCATACCATAGAATAATCCTAGATTAATTGTCTTTGCTTGCTTTCTAGTTATGTTAGCCATTTTAGCAACAATTTCATGAAAGTCAGTGTTGTCGTCCTCATGATATTTATCTGCAATAACTTCAGCACCTGTAAAGCCACTCTTCAAAGCGTAGTGCACAACAAGTCTTGGCTCCTGTTGTGAGTAGTCAAAGGATGCCCATTTACAACCCTCGTCCGGTAAAAATAGTGATCGTATTTGATTTCCTTGTTCTGTTCTAGCTGGTATCTGCTGCAAGTTAGGGTTAGACATAGAGAATCTTCCTGTAACAGTGCCACCTCTTTCAGATTTGATTTGATTTATTTCTGCGTGAATCCTACCTTTATGCACAAACTTCAAAATACCGTGCACAAAAGTGTTGAATAGTTTATCATATTGTCTAGCTCTTGCAATCAATTTTAAATATTTATTAGGGTGGGATTCTAGCCATTGTTTTGATAACATAGGACGCTTTGTTTTTTCCGTAATTTTATAATCTGTAATCTTTTGGTGATCTAACAATCCTTTTATAGAGTCTGCAGCCCATATTGAAACATCTACACCTGTTTTTCTTTTTATGCCTCTAACAATGTTAGTTTGTTTACTTTTTAATTTATCTCCTAATGCCTCAGATCTTTTCTTGTCAACTCTTACACCTTTAAATCTCATATCAACTAAACAAGGAAATAATTTTGTTTCTAGATCAAATATGTTTTGCAATGTTTTATATTTTATTGGATTATCTTCAGGACCTGCAACTTTTATAGGTTCGTTTATTTTGTTTTTAAACTCCTTCCAAAGACGTAACGTAAGACTAACATCTTGTTCTGCATAGTCTCTAACAAGATCGTATGGAAGCTTATCCATGTTTGACATAGGATCAGCTATGCCATGTTCTTCTAATGCTCTATCTTTTAGGTCGTATTTATATTTTTTATCATTTAAATAATCCGCAGATAAAGAATCTAAACTGTAGCTCTTTCTATTTTCATCAATAACAGACGCAGCGATCATTGTGTCATACAAATTACCTTTTGGCATAAGCCCTGTTACAGACCGAATCCAACACACGTCGTACATTGCATTGTGAAATACTTTATCTATTTTTTCGTTTTGAAATATCTTTTTATTTAAAACCTTCCAAACAATATTAGCAGCTAGATTGGCACCTTTATGTTTGATTGGAAAATAAAATGTTTCGTCTCTGTAAGAAATCGCTATACCACAAACAAAACCGTCGCCAATGATGGCCCCTGATCCGTGGGTCTTTAGCTTTGGATCGTATGTCTCTAAGTCGACAGCAACAACGTCACCATCTTTAACTTCTATATCTTCTGGGAGCGGAAGCATTTATTCCTGTCTCCATTTTTTATAACCCTCTACCCAAGACTCTGTTTTCTCTTCTGTATTCAAGTAATCCCTCTCAATTATCATTTCTATAAAATGTATTGCTTTCAATAAATCTTGCTTCTTCCCCTTATCCTGATGACGAATTATGTATTTTATAGCACATCCTTCCGGATATAACAACTTATTCTCAACCACAAACTTGCTGGGCTGGATGACATACTTTTGATAATGGGATCCTCCGTGCTGTTTATTCCAAACACCTACATTGTCATTCTTGTTCTGCTTTTTACTAGCCATAATGTTTCCTTTGATCTAGAACACGCAACAAACTTCATACGTCTTCTCACAAAGTCCTCCTCCTTTTTTGTTAGTGTTAAATCCACAACCACATGGTCAAACTCTTTACCTTTAATTGTGTGAATATTCTCAACAAATATTCTTTTCTTTTCTAGATCTCTGTTTTCACTCACTACTTTTTTTATATACTCTCTTATTGCTGGAGAGTGTGTTACACAGATGTCCTGAAAATTTGTTGTTTCTTTTACGCCAGGTACTAAAAAGCCCTTATTAATTAACCAATCTAATCCATAGCTACCTCGTGATACTTCTTCTATTTCTTTACTGTTATGACTTGGTCCCCTGTAAGCTGGATGAACACTCTTTAGCAATTTTTTAATATTGCTAAATGGGATTATCTCTCCCATGTGCAAATTAACAAACGCCCGCTGGTTATTTATTTCACCACCAGGATATTTAAAATCACGAACTCTACTGTTGAAAGGTATGGAGAAAGGTAAACCAAGACGAACTAAGTATTTTATAATATCAATGGGTTGTCCACCACGATAGGTAAACACAGTAGTTTGTTTTGTGTTAAGTAAAAGATTATCTAAATCTTCTAAGTATGGGTCTTGATGTAGACTAGATAACTCATAGATCGCTCCTTCAACTTCTTCCTTTGGCAACCACTTTCGTGTATATCCGTAGTGATCCCAGACAGGTTTAATAATACTTTTACAGTATTCATTCACTGTACGTGGACATCTGTATCCCTGCGTTAGTTCTATTTCAGGATGAGCAAACTCCTTGTGAAATGAGTCTGGGTCTGCTCCAGAAAACTCAAATATAGATTGATCTGGATCACCTGCTTTATAGAATAAGTCTACATTCTTTGACATAGCTGCTTCAGCTTTTCTTTGCACAACACTAGAATCTTGTGCTTCATCGATAATTAAAACTTTGATATTACGACACTGGTCTTGTGCCTCTTGTGATTCTGCAAAGTCCTCAATCATATCTTGAAAATCTAATATCTTTGCAGTTCTTAAGTTAACTTTTTGGTTTGTTTTAAAACTGTGATAACTCGCATATAATCTTTGTAATTCATCAAGAGTATACTTGTAGTGATCCTTCTCCTCAAAAGACAGTTCCTTATAAAAATCATAGAACGACATGCCGTGATCCCGTGCTCGACTCATATATTCAAAGAATGGATGAAATTTAAATAAAGAGTCAACAGATTTAAAATTTCTTTCTCGAGTAAACTTATTAAATAATGGATATAAGTTTACTAATATTTCGTAGTCTTCAATTAAAAATGCTTTGCCTGTTATTTTGTTTTTACAAAACGTGTGTATGGTACTAACATGATCATCTAAAGTTTTCTTAGACTCTTGAATTATTTTAAACAACTCAAGATCAGTTTTATTTTCTTTGCAATACGCTTCGATTGATTCTGGACTCTTAATCTGTTCTCGTAAATGATCTGAGGCTGCGTTCGTGTGTGATATTAATTGTATGTTTATTGGACTGTAGGTCTCCAACAACTCATAATATTTATGCACTAAGGTTGTTGTTTTACCAGTTCCAGGAG